ATTATATTCACAATTCTCTTTTACAAAATTAATAAATTGATTATCTGTTAAATCACTACATCTTAACCTTAATACGCTCCATCTACCACAAGTCTTTATATTCTGAGCCAATGATTGAAATGGATAATCATTATACTCTAACTCATATTCAGAATTTAACAATAAATCTGATAAATATGGATAATCTTGATGAGATTCACGTCTGTATTTTTTATTGATTAATGTTAGAAATTCATCAGGATAACCATCATATTTATTCTTTAAATTTCCATATGAATTAAAAAAGTGAAGTTTTCCATCACCTCCAACAAACACAGTAACCCAGTGACCTCTATTAGGTTCGTAGCAAAAGAGAATTATACAGCATTGATATCTTCCAAGAAGTTGGTCGATATTTTGAAATTTATGTAAATCTTCATAAGTATAGATATTAACTTTACCATCCATATAATCATATATTTCTTTATCTGAAAGGGCTTTTGATTCCATATATAATTATTATACATAATAATTATGATTGATATGATTTAATTAATTAATTAGTCAATGAATATACCATTGATACGCTATCCATTGAAAAATTACCAGCAGGCCAAACACCACTTAAAGGATTTATTGTGATCAAACTTGTATTAGCTATTTTTAAATAAGCCATTACTTTAGTACCACTAACATCGCATACACATGCTACTGTTTGAGTATTAGATGGTTGATAATAATTTGGTATTGTTGGAGGTGCTACTGAAAAGATTAGAGGTTGATTAATATTTGTTATTAGTCTTGCAGGAGAATTATATCTACATGTTACTGATGACATTGATCCACCTAAAATTCTCGAAAATGTTACTGAAAAGACTGCAGGACTAACATCTATAAATGCACCTGATATTTGTGATCCTAATAAATCTTGCAAAACTAATCCATTCACTGTACCTGTAAATGTGCCTGATAATGTTCCATTTATAAATAAATTATAATCATTTGGGATTGATAATAGTTCTAAACTCATTGTATTATTATATTGTTATATAAAAATTTAATTGATTATTGTTAAAGTTGGATCAAAATAAGCTATTGATGTATATGTTCCACCTAAAGTACCACTCGCAAATGTACCATTTATACCTAAATTAATCTGAATATTACCATTTGCAAATACTTTTAATGATCCTGGGACTACATTACCAATATCTTTTACTAAACATGATAGAAAAATAGGATCAACTGCAGGTCTTAAAGCTACTGGAAGGATACCAACAAGTGTAATAGGTTGTACACCACTTGTTAATAAATTGTTATTAATTTGCTGAATAAATATACTTACTAAATTAGAAGCTTCTTTTTTAATAATCACTCTGCATGCATTTGCTGCTACTATTTGACCAGTATAATCAACTAATTGATCTACTAAAGGTGTTTGGTCAACAACACCAGTAAATGTACCATCAAATGTACCTGTGAATGCACCATTTATGAATAATTCATAATCATTTGGAATTGATAATAGCTCTAAACTCATTATTATATAATATTGTATTATATAATAATTTATGATTTTTAATTTAATGCATACCAAACATCGCCATTCGATTGGAAACATCTATTATCCAGATTAGTTATATCATAACTGGATAATGTATAATTAATATATTGATCAGCTTGAGATACAACAGTTAATGTATTTGAATTAGCTGAAATATCACATCTTGCTACATATATATAATAAGTATTCATGAAAGCTACATCTGGTAAAGTAACTGTTATATTGTTATTTGAACAATCACACATAATTACTGAATAATCAGAATCACATGTGTAATTTGAGTCTATGTTAAGTATTGGATTTGACATATTATATTATTACTATAGATATTATTTTTAATATAATTCCAATGTAACTATTCCAATACTATTAACGGCACTTACATCAGTAAGTCTGATACTTATTAAATCATTTTCAGCTACTGTTATACCTGTACCAATATATGTTCCTGTTAAATTAGTACCATTTATAGTAAGTATTTCAGCTGTAGGTATACCGTTTTTTTGTAATGTAAATGTTCTTGAATTTCCAATACCAGGAGCTACTGTTAATAATGCTTTCAAATTACCTAATGTACCTGATTTTGTACATATGAATTGCGCTTTTGATTCTGTATTTGTTTGACCATTTCCAAGTAATAGATAGTTTAGAGCTGTTATATTAGTATTTGAATTATAGAAGATTTGTTGCGGTTTTATAGCTTGTGTACTCAGTTTACCTTGATTATCTACAAAACAAGGTAAAGAACTAGTATTACCTGTTTGACCATAAATACCAGCTTGATAATTAGCTGTTTGGGTTCCTACTGTTCCTATACGAATAAGATTATTATCAGCTATAGTACCTGAATTAGCAAGAAGTATGCAATTACTGCCAGTAGTAGGTCCTACATTTCCACAACTCTCTCCCAAACATAAATTACTATTCCCTGTATTATTAGCCATTCCACTGTTTCGACCATATGAACTATTTGATGAACCTTGATTATTATATAATGAATTAGTACCAAAACTGCAATTAGCTGTTCCTAAACTACCAACTGCTTGACTAGTTTTTCCAAAAGCACAATTATTAATACCTTGACATCCAACACCTGCAAAAGCTCCAAAAAAACAGCCATCATTAACAGTTGTTATGTTATCACCCGCATGATAACCAACTATAGTTATATAATTGGCACTTGTCATTTGTGATCCTGCAGATTGTCCTAAAACAACATTAAAACTGCCATTAGTTAACCCATTACAAACGTCTTGTCCAATACATACGTTTTCTATACCGTTTAATGTCATATTACCTGCATTAGCGCCCGCAAAAAAGTTATTTGTACCTTTATTATGAATAAATGGAATACCATTCTTTGTAATAACACCATGTGATGCATCAGATGTATTAACCATTTCAATATTTTTTGATGCAATAATATTATCATTAAATGTTTTATCACCTGCAAATGTTTGAGCTACTTCTGTAACAATACCCGCATGCGTAGCATCAGCTATTTCTAATTTAATCTCTCCTAATGAATTATCAATTAGAATACCGTTTGCATCTACAGCAACTATAGGTGCTACAGCTGAATATCCAGTAGCTACAACTGGATTAAATATTTCTCCATTAATGTAAACTGGTGTTTGAGGATTTGGACCTATTGCTGGTTTACCAATAAATATTGATCCTGTTAATTGTTGACCTATTCGAAGATCTGTATTGAAATCAAATGGATATGCTGCTGTTCTTAAATTATCTATATCTGTACAATGAAGTTTTTGAATATAGAGTTCGTAGTCGTTATCTTGAGATAATTCAGCAATTGACATTATTATATTATATGATTAGATATAATATAATTATTTAAATTTTAATGTTATTTATGGATGAGCAATTACATATGCTTGTAAATCAGCTACTGCTGTTTGTAAATTACTAATATTTGTCATTGCTGTAGCTAAAGAAACATCTAAAGAATCAATTAATAATTGTTGTTCTTTAAATCCTTTAAGTAACATTGTTGATAGTAAATTATATTTTAATCCTTGTGGACTATCGTCTATATTTTTTGATAAAAGTGTATCACATACACCTTCTACTTCATCATAAATCATACCATATTGTACAATATTAGAACCTACAAATGTAAATTGTCTTGGTTGTAATTGATTTAAGATAGATGATATTTCTGGTAAATCAACTATATTTTCTTTATATTCTCTCAATGATGGAACTGTGCATAATTTTCCTGTATTATCTATAAAACAATTCACACCAGTACCATTACCAACTGCTCCGAAGATTCCAGCTTGAAAATTAGCTGTATGTGATCCTGCTAAACCAATTCTTATCGTATTATTATCACCTCCAGTACCTTGTACATTCCTACCAATGAGGATGTTATTTGATTCACCACCAAAATATAAATTACCTGCATTTACACCTATAAGAACATTACTATCGCCAGTATCAAGATGATTTCCAGCATCATCTCCAATCATAACATTATTATTGGCACTAGTACTATTATGACCTGCTGCATTTCCATAATATGAATTAAATGAACCTGTGCTCAAAAAAGCACCACAATCTGAACCATATAAGCAATTTTGAGAACCAGATGACATAAGAGCACCTGCAACATATCCAACAGCAGTGTTTTGAATACCAGTAGCAGAATTCAAACAACCAATCCCAAGTGCTGTACTAAATAAAGGTATATTTAGATTCAATAAAGTATTTATACCTAATCTACCATCAGAATCTATCGTACAAACTCTTTTACCAACAGCACCAGCGTAACTGTAAGCTGATGGCACTAATAAATTATTATTAAAAGTTTTATCACCAGCAAATGTTTGAGCTACTGAAGTTACAATACCAGAATGGGTAGCGTCGGCTATTTCCATTTTTATTTCTCCTAATATATTATCAACTATAATACCATTCGCATCTACTGCTACTACTGGAGCTACAGCAGAATAACCAGATGCTACAGCTGAGTTATACAATTCACCATCTATATAAACTGGAGTTTGTGGATCTGGTCCTATGGCTGGTTTACCAATAAATATTGATCCAGTTAATTGTTGACCTATTCGAAGATCTGTATTGAAATCAAATGGATATGCCGCTGTTCTTAAATTATCTATATCTGTACAGTGTAATTTCTCTATAAATAATGTATAATCATTATCTCGTGATAATTCGGCTATTGACATGTTATATTATATGGTTAGAAATAATATAATTATTTAAATTTTAAACCATTTCAAGAGTACATAAAACTACTGTTGGTAATGGGAGTCCTACTTCATAACATCTTATAGAAAGTTTATCAAATGGTGCAAATGATACGGTATTTACTAAGTTTGTACCTGTTTGATTTAAATCAGAGATTAAAATAGATAATGCCGTATCCACACTATTTTTTCTAACAACTAATGTACGACTATAACCAACACCTGCTCCAGCATTTACAAAACCATATAAATTCTTTATTGTACATGCTTTTGTAATTAAAAATTGTGCTTGTGGCTCTTCAACAGTTCCCCATGATCTTTGTTGACCTACATATCCATTATGAGTTACTGGAGGTGATCCACAATTAAACTGTATAAAATTAGACCCTCCTGCACTTGAACCTGTTGGTCCTGTTGCACCTTGAGCTCCATTAGTACCATTAATTCCATTAGTTCCATTTGTTCCATTAGGACCTGTAGGTCCAGTAGCTCCATTAATACCATTTGATCCATTTGATCCATTTGTACCATTAGTTCCATTAGTACCATTAGTACCATTAGGACCTGTTGGACCTGTAACTCCTGAACTATTACCAGTCCATAATTCTCCATCTATATAAACTGGTGTTTGAGGTTTTGGACCTATTTCTGGAGATCCTATAAATATAGATCCATTAAGTCGTGTACCTATTCGAAGATCTGTATTGAAATCAAATGGATATTGTGATGTTCTTAAATTATCTACATCAGTACAGTGTAATCTCTCTATAAATAACTCATAATCATTATCTCGTGATAATTCGGCTATTGACATGTTATATTATATGATTAGAAATAATATAATATTTTTTATATAATGATAATTTATCGTCTTTTATATTCGGCAGCAGCAGCTTTTTGGGCTGTTCTGTAATCCATATTAGGATGCGCACGTCTATATTTTTCAAAATAATTTCTCCAGGCTGATAAAGCTTTTACATTTCCTTTAGCTGCTCCACCTACTTTTTTAACCTTTTTAACTTTTTTTGCTTTTACACGTCTCAATAATGCTGCTTTAGATGGTCTACCTACTTTTCGTTTTCTACCGTCTCCAAGTAATAAACCTGGATTGTAATTTAAATCACCTCCACTACGTGCGTTTGCTTCTTTCATTAAGAAATGTCTAACTCTTTGTCTAAGATATTCTGCGTCCATTTTTTGTTATATAATAAAACTATATATTTTTTTTAGCAACAACAAATAATTTAAATTATTTCAATTAATTATATTTTAATTTTACCTTAAATTTCTCATCCTGTAATTTAATTAATATTGATTTTAACTTTGCATCGATTGTATTTAATTCAGTCTCTATTATTTGAATTTCATCTAATTTAGAGTCTTGTAATTTTTGCATAATTGTTTTATGAACATTACATTTTTTATGTTGAGATAGATTATCTCTGCGCACACTCATTCCACAAGGACATGTTAAATATTCTGTTCTATCTACTAACTGAGTTACTGCTACTTTTGGTCTCCCAAATTTTGGTTTCGGTTTAATTAAATCCTTTTCTGTTTTACCAATCGAAATCAAATTATCCATTTATTATATATATTATATTTATATAATATTTTCTTTAGATATTCCGCAATATTGTCCAGTACATTCTGCTGTACAATGATCTTGCATATGACAATGATCTACACTATCACAATTCACTGAACAATGTTCCTTACCACAAATTGTTTTCCGTAATTCTGTTAATTCTGCACACAAAGCATTTATATGTTCCTCTAATGTATCTATTAATTTATCACCCTCTTCAATAGCATCCATTAACATTTTGATTTTTTCTGCATTTTCCATTATATTAATATATTATATATTATATTATATTATTTTAATATTTTACGCAATTTTCTTAAATGATATTTAGTACGCTCATGTCTTCTAAAATTTTTATAATTGATATATACATTACATTTTTTACATAAAACCCTTGTTTTAGCTATTGGTATTTTAGGTTCTTCCATAAATTTATTATATATTTATAATATATAAATGTTTTCATTATCTGAATTAGCAAAAAATGGAAATGAGCCTAAGCCAATCGCTTTCATTGATGGTGGTAAATATGATAAAGAGGTTATCTATGTACATGAAGAATCTGATCCTGAATTATTTGCTGAGATTGATTTAACTGAAGAAGAATCTGATGCTAAAATTAAACCTATTATGGATATATATGGCCGTAATATTATTTATTTTGCTGGTCAAAGTGGATCTGGTAAATCAACTATGATGGCCGAATATATTAAATCATATAATAAATTGCATCCTAAAAATAAAGTATATTTCATTGGCCGTACCAAATATACTGAAGATCCTGCATATAAAGCATTAAAGATGATTCAGTTAAGTGTTGATAAGCCTATTGATTTTGTTAAAGATGGTTATAAAAATTGTATGTTTGTTTTTGATGATGTTGCTACTTTTTCAGATAAAATGCAACAAAATAATGTATTTCATCTAATTAAAGATCTCGCTGAAGTTGCACGTAAAGCTGAAATTAGTGTTCTGATTAGTTCACATTTATTAATCCCAAATGAAAAATCATTGGCTAGAGTGTTGCTAAATGAATTGGATACACTTGTAATATTCCCACGTAGCGCTTCTATACATCATATCACTTATGCATTAAGCAAATATTTTGGTATGTCAAAACCAACTATTAGAAGAATATTAGGAACTAGTAGTAGATATGTTGTGATATCTAAAAGATATCCTAACTATGTATTAGAGGAACAACATGCATATAGTGCATATGATTAATCATCTATTTCTTGCTCTTCCATAAATTCATCATATTCTACTACCTGAATTTTAGCAATCAATTCTTTGGATGCTATATAAAAATAATTATAAATATTAATTGTTTTTTCATCTTGATAATAAGCCTTTATTGATACATTATCTGGTTTATATTCTTTAGATACATAATCATTCATGAATTCAATGGCTGATGCTCTATCTGTTATAGTCTCTAGTATTTCACAACTATAGTCTTTGTTAATTTTAATTACTTGATATTTTGTAATTTTTATTTGTGTCATATAATATATAAATGGGTAAGAAAATAATTAATCGAAAACCTAATGTTAAAGTTGTTAGATCAACTAGAAACAAACGCACTACTGGGGGGGACATTCCATTAGAATTGCGTCCACAATATCGTGCAATGGTTAAAAAGAATTTCAGAGATCCTTATGAGGGTGTTAGTCTTAAAAAATTATCTGGACTTGTTAAACAATCTGGTTTACATACTATATTCCCAATTCCTTTTATTGAACTATTAATTCAATTAATTAATGCTATGAAACATGAAAAAAAGCAACTGGGTATTGAAGATTATAGAATTATTTTTCAAGAATTATTGGCTAAGTTCCCAACTATTAAACTAAATGTCACAGAAGTTTTTATCACTAATTTTATTAAAGAGCTTGAGCGGACTAAAAATTTGAAAATTGGTGGTGCTAAAAAATCATCTAAGTCAATTGATGTTAATGAGCCTAGATCTTTCCAAACTGAAGTTTCATGGTATGATAATGCACTAAATTATGCTGCTAGTAAACAATCTGAATTTAATGCCAATATTAATACATTTATTAAAGATATTGATACTAAAAAACCAATTAGCCCTGAAATTATTAAAGAAATCGCTTCTCAATTACCTAAATTACCTACTATACCTGTTATACCATCTACTCCTTTACCACCTTTACCATCTATTCCACAACAAATAATCATACAGAGGGGTGAGACCAAAGAAGAAAAAAAGAAACGACAGAAGAAAAACGACAAAAAAAGAGATGAGGCTATCAGAAGTCAACAATGGATGAAATCATTAGGGAAAGAGAAAGACTATTGGGAAAGAGATGTTAAAACTGCTAATAAATTAAAAGGTGATTGGCGAGATTTCTGGGATCAAGAAGAAGATAAGAGGCGTCGTTATGAAGATAATCAAGAGGAAGGTGAATTATATGAAGAACCTAGATTGGGAATTACTGATTGGTTTAAAGAAAAATATGATGAATATACAAAACCTCTTGAATTCCTTGAAGAATTAGAAATACCTAAAAAAGGTATTGTACAACAAGTTAAAGATAAATGGAATGAATATCAAGAAGAACAAGAATTATTGAACACTATGTATGAAGAAGGCAATAACCCACCTAAACAAAATATTGATTATTTAAAAGATTTAGGCAGAAATTTAATGAATTTAATTGATTCTAAAAGTGAAAAAGATAAAGAAATTGAAATGGTTGATTTTGAACTTAATAGACGTGGTATAGGTGTCGGTATTGATTCTGATGATGATGATTCATCATCTATGTATTTCTCTAAAAAAATTAATGATAATGACGAATATGATGAACATGAATTTTATGATATTGATGAAGATATTCCAATTTACCAATCTACTACTTCTACTACTTCTACTAATATGTCACCTAGAGATGAAAAAAAAATTATTAAAGAAGAAAAGAATATGATGTTAGATATTGGTAAAGATTTAATTAAAGATATATTTACTACTCAAAAAGATAGAAAGATTGCTGATGATGATTTTAAGAACTTTGTAGATGATTCTATATCTAAATGGGAAATGCAAAATGATATTGAAAGAAAAGGTAAAGAGATGCGTGATAAAAAAATACAAGATGATATAATTTTTAATGAAATTTTTGCTGAAATTGATCCTGAAATTATTAAAGATGAAATACAACAACAACAACCATATAAAACTCAAACTGATATTAATAATGATACTATTGATATTATGAGCAAAATAGCACAAGAAGAATATGATAACTTTGGTAAAGAATTTGGATTGAAGAAGCAAAAGAAAATTTATGCTGAAAAAGCAACTGAAAAAGAACTTAAGCAACATGGGTTTGAATTAGAAGAAGAACAGGCAGCCGAACGTCGAAGAGCTGATTATGAAAGAGCTCAGAAATTTAAAAAGGGTAAAAAATAAACTAACATATTATATATAAATGATTAATAAAATAACATATAAAACTGATGAAGAATATAGATTACGCCAACTTGAGCGACAAAAACAAAAAATTATATGCGAATGTGGATGTATATTGTCGTATTCTAGCTATAGACCACACCAAAAAAGTAATAAGCATAAATTAATGTTGTTCAAAATTACAAACCCTATTGATTATGAAAATCAATTGATTGAAAGAAGATTAATCAGAAAAATAAATAGAACTGATGATCGGCATATCAAAATTAAAGAAGCTCCTATTAAATGTATTAGAGAACCTAGAGTTTGTATTACGCAAGATAGGGATTGTAATGGGAGATTTAGAAAAATCAGAGATTTAAAAAAATATAATGAAAAAAAATCTATGAAATTGAGTTTGGATGTTCCAATAGGTTAAATTAATATATAGTATTATTATGAGTCATAATAAATTGAAACATAATCCGATCACTCCTAGACATTTTTGAAAGACAGAAGTATATATAAATAATTATTAGATAATGATTATTTAAATTGTAATAGTTGTTAATAGTTGTTGATTGTTATCTATTATTTGTTGATGTTTATTGATTAGTTTTAGTTTCTTTTGCTTTAATCTATATAGTTTATTATATTGATTCTTTTCAGTTTTATGAGTCTCTCGATATTGTTTATTATATTGATTCTTTTCAGTTTTATGAGTCTCTCGGTATTGCTTTGTCTGTAGACTAATTTGATCTTTATTATCAATATAATATTGTTTTAGAGTTCTACTAGGTATTATTTTATTAACACAGTCTAACAATTGTATCCAATAACTTTCACGTTGCAATAATTGATCTTTACGATCACATGGATAATCTTCAATCAATATAATTTGTACATCATCATAAGCTATTAATTTGAATGATGTGACATAATGATATTTTCCATTTTGATAACATTTATAATGTCTCTTATGTCCAGCTAATCTATTACAAAGATATGGTTCACATGTTGATCCAATATATATTTCATTTGTTTGATTACTAATTAATTTGTAGATTTTTCCACGTAAATATTTGTTTTCAGTTGATTTAGTTTTGTTCATGTTTTCTATATATTACATGTTGAAAATATTTAAATTACATTAAACGCGCTTAAAATAATAATATAATAATATAATAGTATTATATAAATGCCAAAAATAATAAAGACAACGAAAACATGTAGAATTTGTAAACAAGAAAAGAAGATAGATGAATTTATTGTTTATCAAAGAAAATGTAAAATATGTATGTCTGAGTTACAGAAAACATATTATAATAAAAATATCAAACAAAAACATCCAAAACCAGTAGGTAGACCAAATGGATCATTTAAAGTTAAACAAATTGTTGATGAATCAGAAAAATCATCAAATGATAATGATTTAATAAATGATTATTTAAGAGAGATGGGAATTTAATAGTCCAAATCATTACTTTTTTTTTCTATTTCAATTAATTTAATATTTGTAAATACAGATCTTAAACATGTTTGTGATCCTTCAGTTTTTAGTTGTATTCTATCTTTAAATGGTACATCTTTCATTACTCTTGCTTTAAAATCCTTTTCTTTAATAGTACTTTTTATATTATTAGTCCTAGTATAATCCATATAATTTTTAAATAATTTTTTTAATGGTATATAATCCTTGTCATCATTTGTTATGATACATTCTGATTTTAAGTATACTTTTATATCATTATTTCCATTAACAAATTCATTTTGGTCATTAATCATACATTTTGGAGTTTCAAATTTAAAATTTACAATTTTTAATCTCTTATAATTTTCAATTAACATATACATAAATGATCCTTTCATTTGATCCATCCATTCTTTTGTTTTGAATTCATCAACTCTTAATTTTTGAAATTCAAATTTTGGATTATAATCAAACTTAGTTTTAAAATCACAATAAGCAATTCTACGGGGTATTGAATCATCCTTAATATCCTGCAATTGGAAATCAGTGTTACATAATATAACCATTTTAAATAGTACTTGATATTCGAAGATTGATTCATACATTTTTCTACATTCAATTGATTCACCTCCACTCCATTTTTTTAATAATGAATTATTTGCCCGTTCACCTTCTTCTGGTTCTGCAAAAAATGCAATACGTTTACCTTTTCCTTTTGCAAGTGATTCATTTGCTTCATTTGCTTTACCACTTTTTTGCGTGATTAATGCTGTATTCATTTCACAAAAATAGTCACCAAAAGCATATTTAAAGAAGTCTTGGACAAATGATTTACCATTTGCACCAACACCACACCAAATATAAAATAATTGTCTTAAATTATTTCCATTGAGAAACATTGAGAATTCGTTAAACATATAATCTACTCGTTCCTGAGTGGTAAAGATATCAAGAAATATCTTATTTAATAATGGCACATTTGCATTATTTATTTGTTCCTTTGATACCCCACACTTATATGAACAAAAATCTGTTGGCATTGTTGTACGCCATTCACATGTTTTTAAATCAAATAGTTCATTACCGAAACATATAATATCTGGATTTGCATCCAATTTTTCGATAAATTTGTCTTGTTTAAAATATTGTATAGATTGATGAATTATGTCAGTAACGTAACTAAATGTTTTTAATTTTTTAATAATATTATTAACTATTTCAATATTAAAATCAGTCCGTATCGCATCATCTTCAGATAATTTTTCTATTACATGTTTATGTGTTAAATAATTTAAATGATTTCTGTATAACGGAATTAAATTACTATTGACTAATGATCTAATTTTTGATGTACCTTCTAATTTATTCCACATACCATCAATTAATATATACCATATATGTTTTGGTGTCTCTTGTGCACATATTAGAGTAGTTTTATTTAATTTATATAATAATTTTGCAATATCATCATTTGTACATGAATATGATCGTTCAATAAGTTTAATTAAATTATTTTTAATATTAGCATCATATAATTTTGGATTATCTAATTTTGCCCAATAATGCAATGTACCTAAATTTAAACCATTATCTTTCATATCATTCCACAATTTATCACATTCACCATCATGATATTTCGATGATTTTTTACTAAATTCAATCCATATATTTAATAAACTATTATCGATATTATGTAAACAATAACCTAATTTGATCCAATCTTCACGATTATTACATCTATTTATATTTAATAAAGTAACTAATTCATTAATTTTTTTTATTTTATTATCTGATAGATTGGTAGTTTTTGGTGTTTTTATTAAATCTTTAACTTCAATAATTGGTTTAATTGCTGATTTAATTACTTTTTTATTAGCTGTTATGTTTGTAAATTTACATATTTCTTCAAATAAAAATTTAGGTAAAATCAATGGTTGTATATCTTTAATTATTTCATAAGTGAATTCGTCGTCATTTCCAAAACAAGCAGGTCCAAATAAAAATTGGTTGGTATATTTTACATCCATATGTACCCCCTTATCTAAAAAACATTTACCATCAGCACTTCTTAAAGTCTTAAGTTTATCTATTTGTAAATCATCTAAATGATAATATTCATGTAATCCATCATTCATTGTTTTAATTGTTAATGTATCTCTATTAAATTTATTCAATTTACATATTTCATCATATTGATTTAATGAATCATCTTTGTTATCTATATCAATACCTATTAAATTATAAACTTCGCCCATATATACAACTGATCCATTTAATGATTTATTAAATTTAGTTGTTAGTTTAACATTTGAATATAATGGTAATTTTGGTTTTGATTTCTTAACTTGGTCAGGATAATCATCTTTATAAATGTAAGACCCATCTAAGTTAGTTTCTGGTGCCATTGTTACTGAATGAAATGCAATTTTATACTTGTTTAATTTTTCTAAATCAATAATTACTTTGTCCATTTTATATTATACTATATGTTTATAATAATTATAATTAATTTAAAACGCGAATTAATTATAAAATAGTCAAAATAGTCATTTTTAGGGGTATTTTTACCTTAAAAGGCTAAAATCAATTTAGCGTAGATTTCCCAAATATACCCTAAAAATGACTATTTTGACTATTTTTTAATTTACTTCTTACTTCATTACTTTTATTTATTTACTGATTTTATAAATAGTCATTTATTTTAATTTTTTAATGAAAAAAATATAAACATACCATTTATATATAACATATCTATTACTTTTTTATTACTTTTTAGCTTTTAAATTATGATGTTTAATGAATTTGTTTAGAGTCATTGGCGTACAGTTCATTTGTTCAGCTATTGCATACAATTTTACATTAGTATCCAATAACTCTTTCACTTTATTAATATTATTAGGATTTTTATCTAATATCATAATACCACGTTTTCTACCCAAAATCTGACCATTCTGCCGTGCTTTATTTAAACCTGCTTTTGTCCTTTCTACTAATAGTTCTCTTTCTATTTGAGCAGAGATTGAATATGCAAATATCATCGCTTGAGAATTTATGCTATTATCAATAACAAAATCGGCTCTTGTTAAATAGATATGGATTTTTTTTTGTGCACATATAGATATGAATTCACTTACTTCTAATCCTTTTCGTCCAATTCTAGATAATTCAGTAGTTATAATAACATCACCTTCTTTAGCTTTCTTAAGTATTTCACCTAAAGCTCTTTTATTAAAATGAATAGTTCCAGATTTATGTTCTTCAACCCATTCAATAGTCATTGGAAGATTCAGCTTATTTGCTTTTAATAAGATTTCGGCTTTATCCTTATCTAGATCTTGTTCTTTTGTCGAAACTCTCAGGTATCCAAAAATTGTTTTTTGCATTTGCTAATTATAGGTATACTGTAGAAATTAATTATAAAAAATTTAATAATTTATGTATATTGATTATTAGAATATTGATAATAAATGATTATATTAATTATGGAATAATCTATAACTGGTTGGGCAATTGATTTGATATTTTATTTTAAACAAATTACATATAATATATCTAACTATCTAATATATATGGAATTTAGACCAGAAACTGCTGCCATTGATTACTTAGGTGATATCACTTATTATGAAGGATTATTACGCAATGTTCGTAATATGCATTTGAATTTTGAAGATCAATTAGATTTTGTATGGAGTGTTGAAACTATTTTAAGAGATTTACGAGATAAATGGAATCAAATTCTTTTAGATAGACAACGAATCGGTTATGGATATAAAAGAAAAAGTATTATTAAAAAAAAATATTATGTATAATTATATATGGCTGAAGATATTAGAGGTGAATTAAATGATTTACTGCAACGAAAACAGTTTTTAGAAAATCCACAGGCTATTTTTCAACATTTACGTCTACAGTATGGTTTTATTGATGACCCAATGGGTATGGTCGCAAATTATATGTTTAATGCAACTGATGAATATAATTATATTGATGATCGAATTAATGAAATCAGAGCCAGATTGAATCGAATTGGAGGGGCTAGAAAGAAAGTTGTAAAAAAAACTCTTGCAAAAAAAAGAGTAATTAGGAAACCAGTTAAACGAGTTGTTAAAAAGAAATAGTTGAGTTGAGTTGAGTTTAAATTTAAAATAATTTATTGCATATTAATTATATATAAAAAATTATAATTAATGGACACAAAAAAAAGCATTAATTTGAAATTATCAATCATAAGCGAGAAAAATAAGATCGAATCATTAACTAAAGAGAAGGATTATTTAAAAATTAAATTAAATGAATTGATGAATTTGTTATTTATTTCAGAAAATAATAATACTAAAATTTATGATAAAATTAAGTTTCTATTAGAAAGAATTAATAAAATCAATCTATTGATTAGTAACCAAAAATCATTATACAATAAAAATATGAATTCACTAAATTAATTATATTTATAAATACAATTAATAATACTTAAAGATTTGGTGATATTATATAATTAAGTTAAAAAAAGATGAGTAAAGTTAATAAATATCAAAGAGGTAAAATTTATAAAATCACCTCCAATCAAACAGATAAATGTTATATTGGTAGCACATGTGAATTGCGATTATGTAATCGATTGGGTAAACATATGACAAATTATAGAGCATTTATAGCTGGGAAACCATCAAGAAATATAACATCATATGAAATATTAAAGTATGATGATCACATAATTGTATTAGTCGAAAATTGTCCATGTAATAATAAAGAAGAGTTATTCAAGCGAGAAAGATATTGGATTGAAAACTCTAATTGTGTCAATAAAGTCATACCAGGAAGAAGTAAACAAGAAAGTGATGCATGTTATTATAAAAAAAATGAGAATGTTATCAAAATACAGCGCAAGGAATACAGAACAAAAAATAAAGATGTCATTAATTTAAAGCATAAAGAAGTCGTTCATTGTGATATTTGTAATTGTGATTTTAATAATAATCATAAAGCAAGACATAATAAAACTTCTAAACATATTGATAATTTAAAAAAAGATGAATAAAGTTAATTAATTATATTTTATAAACATAATTAATAATAAAAAAGTAATTCACCTAATACATCACACGTCTAGACATCTTAGAAAGATTACGCCTAGGCATTCTTG